GCATCTATCATGGGATCACCTAACACTAAGTGTTACATGAGCCGCAAGACTTTCCAATTATACATGCAAGCTTGTATGGCTGCTGGTACTGGAGGTCCACTTCAGCCTGCTGACAACGCTATCTTGAAGCAAGTATATGGATATGAAATCTATGTATGTCCAGGTTTCTCAAATGACTGCTTGTTATTCGCTCAGCCTGAGAACTTATTCGTAGGTACTGACTTAGTATCTGACTTGAATGAGGTGAAGGTAGTAGACATGAGCTTGACTGATGCATCTGACAATGTGAGAATGGCTATGAGATACCGCTTTGGTACTCAAGTAGGTTTCGCTGGTGATGTAGCTGTAGCATTCTAAGACTAACACATCTAACATAAAAAGGGGCGGGGTATTTGGCTCCGCCTTTTTTATAGAATATAAAAATGAATAAAAAATTTAATACACTTAAGCCATGTCATGTCTAGCTACCGGGGGATTCCTTGTGGACTGTAAAAATTATGTGGGTGGTATCAAGGCCTTTTGGATTGGTCCATACGCTACAATTAGCAATGCAGCTACAATAGACCCCACAACAGAACAAATCACTGCCCTTCCAGCAGCAACTTGGGAGACCTACAACATGAAGCCTCACACTGGTAACTTTGTGGAGGCAGCAACTGTATCTAAAGAAAACAACACTATTTTCTACACTCAGACCTTAACTGCTCAGTTCACTAAGCTTTCTGCAGCTCGCAGATTACAGCTTGACACATTCAGCAGAGGCCGTCATGTGATCATTGTACAAGACAACAATGACAACTACTGGTTGATGGGTTACAAGGATGGTGCAGAGGTAGCTACTGAGTCAACTGAGACTGGTACTACTAAGATTGATTTCAACGGATACAAAATCACTTTCACTGCTGAGGAGATTCACAAAGCTTACCGCTTAGCCGACTCTATCGTGAATGACTTTGATGGTACAATAGACGCACCTACTCTCTAAGCAGTAGCATGTTTTATGTACAAACTAATACAGCCGCACAGACAGCTTACCTCTCTCTAAAAGAGGGGGAGCTGATCTTGGCTGCTACTTATACTCACTACCTTGTCAAGCTCGTACATGAGAACACTGGTAAGGAGTATTTTTTCATTCCAACAGTACTAAGTGAGAACAACAGAGTAACTCACTTGCAATTTGACACCAATGTCAATGACCCCTTGAATGGGGGTATCTTGCTTGTAGATCCAGGCAGATATTGTTACAACATTTATGCACAAAATAGTGGGACTAATTTAGACCCATCATTATCTTTGGGACTGGTAGAGGAAGGTTTCATGGAAGCTACAACGGGAGTGACCTACTATCAGACTCCATCATTTACTACACCATCAGACTACATATACAATGGATAACATCACCAACTTAGCTTTTGCTAAATATATCAAAGTAGAGGAAGTAGAGAAAGAGACTACAAAGGGGTGGGTTGAATGGGGAGAGGGAAATGCAATGCCTCAGTATTTGATAGACCTTTATCAGTCCTCTCCAGTGCATGGTAGCTTAGTCAATAGTATCTCATTCATGATAGCTGGTAAAGGTTTCAAGAGTGAGAATCCAGCTAGCCAGGTGAATATCGCAAAGCTTGAGCTAGACAATATATTGGGCTCATCTGCACTAGACTTAAAGCTACAAGGTGGAGTCTATTGGGAGCTTATCTACAGCATGGACCACACTCGCATTGTGCAAGTAAATCACTTGCCTTTTGAGAATGTGAGACTAGCTATATCAGATGAAGAAGATCATGTATGTGGAGTATGGTATAGTAGAGACTGGCAAGACATCAGAAAGCAAAAGAATAAGCCTGAATATGTACCTCTTTTCAATCCCGAAGATCAATCACCACGACAAGTGCTTTTCTTCCATCTGCATAGTGTGGGATCATTGTACTATCCTCGTCCCGATTATATCAGTAGTAAAGATTGGATTGAACTGACTAGACATATCAGTGAGTACCATGTGAACAATATACTCAATGGTTTCTTTCCATCCTTTCACATTAACTTCCCCAACGGTGAGCCATCACCCGAAGCTCAGAGAATTATCTCTAGAGAGATTGAGAGAAATTTATCAGGCACTCAGAACGCTGGTAAGTTCCTCATCACATTCACTAAGAGTAAAGATGAGGCACCAGTGATACAGCCATTTCCAGTCACTGATGCTGATAAGCAATATGAGTACCTATCCAAAGAGGCTACCTCTCAAATCATTGTAGCCCACAGAGTGACATCACCTTTACTTATGGGAGTGAGAACTGATGGCAATGGACTAGGGTCTAATACTGATGAGATTAAGGCTGCATTGTATGTATTCACAAAGCAAGTAATTGAGCCATTTCAGCGCATCATCACAGATGCAGTAGAACAGATACTAGCATTCAATGGAGTACCATCACAAGTGACCATTGAAAAGAATGACATCATAGAGATGCAAGCTGAGACTACAGTCATTCAGCAGTCTGAAAAAAAAAAGATAATACTTGCGGAGGAGGAGACATCTTTTGCACCCACTAAAGAGATGGCAGCAGAAGCTGAGCTAGGTCTAAAATGGAGAGAGGAGTATAAGAGAGGAGGAACTGAGGTAGGAGTAGCAAGAGCTAGAGACATCTCTAATATGCGCAATCTATCACTAGACACTGTCACTAGAATGAATAGCTACTTTGCTAGGCATGAGGTGGACAAGGAAGCTCTAGGGTGGAATCAGGGAGAGGAAGGCTTTCCAACTGCAGGCAGAATAGCATGGCAGTTATGGGGTGGAGATCCAGGTAAAGATTGGGCAGCACGAATAATAGAAAGAGCAAATTCACAATCATGTGCAGGTGGATGGAATGACTTCTCAGATGAGCAAGGTGCAGCATTCATTGAGCAACTAAAAGCAAAGGCTGAGTATATTGATGATGAGTGGGAGCTACTTAGTGACGAGAAAGTCACTGATCCACTAGCTGAGGAGGACTTTGTACTACAATGTCAGTCACTTGATAGCTATGCTAAAGGTGATGAGTCAGAGAGAAGTCAGTGGGGTGATGCAGGATTATACAAGCTCAGATATGCATACAGTCAAAATCTATCAGCTAATAGCAGAGACTTCTGTATTGAGATGGTAGCAATGAGCAAAGCTGGTGCAGTGTTCAAATATGAGGACATTCAACAGATGAGTGATGATGGAGTGAATGGTGAGTTCGCTCCTGCAGGGCAGTCATCCTACGATATCTTCAGGTGGGTCGGGGGAGCCTTCTGTCATCATCACTGGAGGAGGCAGATATACTTTAGAAAACAAGAGAAAGGAAAGTTCCTACCTAACAAGGGGCTTGACAATGATAAGAGAGTGGGGAATGTACCTTATGTGAAGCCGAAAGGCATTGAGGGCATTGCACCAATTAACAGACCAGGCAGAGGATCACTAAAATACGGATAATAAAATGGCAGTACTACCGGAAATACTACTTATTGATGAGACATTCATCAAGAAATATACAGCAATCAATGACAGTGTTGACACTGCTATCATCAGACCATGCATCTATCTTGCACAAGACAAGTATCTAGTGAACTATTTAGGTACTGATTTGACTAATAAGCTCAAGGCAGATGCACAAGCTGGCACCCTTGCAGGGGACTATGAGACACTCATTGACCAATATGTGAGAAAGATGCTAGTGTGGTGGACCATGATTGAGCTATATCCATTGCTAGTATACAAGCATGACAATGGTAATATAGTCAGCAGAGACAGTGAGAATGCCACAAGCATCAGCGAGAGTGAACTGTACAAGCTCATGGATGCAGCAAAAGACAACGCAAGATATTACACACAGAGAATGCTAGACTACATCCGACAAAATGTATCTTTATTTCCGGAATATAGCAGCAATACATCACCCGATCAGTCACCGTATACCCAACTGTATACACAGACTGGATTGATGTACTCACAAGGTCTAAAACAATCTACACTACGATGGTCAATAAAAGACTTCCTACCAGTCAAGTAGACAAGAGGAAAGAGTATGAAATGAAAATGAAATCTTTCTACAACAAGATGATGAATGACTTAAAAAAAAGAGAGAATAATGGTAACAAATAACGACACACCTGGTACAATAGGTGCAATCACATCAATAAGCATGGCATCAGTAGCAAACCTAGAGCAAGTGGAAATTATTGTCAAGATCATTGCTGGTCTAGTGGCTATTGTTGTGGGAGTTATGACCATCATCTATTATCATAAGAAAATACAAAAGCTGAATGCTGACAATAAGTAACCTATCCTGGCTGCAGGAAAAGTTTGCCATCAAGGGATACCAGTGGGAGAGATTTCACCTGGTTGGAATCAGAACAAAAGACTATGTACCCAATACTTTCTGTGACAATATCTTCTTGATTGATGGAGACAAGGCCTATTCATTTCATGCTACTACTAGACCAGGTAAGCACTGGTTAAAGAATCTACTCAATCCCAAAGGTACCGCTGTCCTCCAAGAGGGGCAGTACAAAAATAGCTGGAGGATAGGACTGCATCAAGGCAAATATGAGGCACTTGTACAGATCTTGCCAGTGAATGTATTCAGAGACTCCAATAGAGATGAGAAAGCCGATACTGTGGGAGTGATAGATAGGGGCATGTTTGGTATCAATATACACAGAGCCAATGCTAATTTGATGAGCAAGCTAGTAGACAAGTGGAGTGCAGGCTGTCAAGTGATAGCTGACCCCTCAGATTTTAATTTTTTACTAAAGAAATGCAAGGATAGTGGGAAGGGAGTATTCACCTATACACTAATAAATGAGTAGACCTAAGACTTTAGCTAGATTGACAGCAGAGGAGTACTGCAGAAATCATAGAGACATGCCTCACATGACACTTGCTAAGCTCCTAAAGAAAGAGCATGGCAAGCTTTACAAGAATACAGAGTCAGCAAGAGATTTGATAAGAATAATTAGGGGACAGAAAGGCTCTAGAAATCATCTAGAAACAACAGACAAGAGTCTGTATGTAGCTAAATCACCCTACTTCACACTGCCTAAATCAGCTATTGTTAAGAGGATGCCAGTCAATATCAAGGGTGAAAAGATACTTTTGCTCAAAGATATTCACTTCCCCTATCATGATGAGGAAGCTTTGAGCATTGCTCTGACCTATGGACTAGAGAAAGGCTGTGATACATTGTACTTGAATGGTGATATACTTGACTGTCACACGCTATCAAGATGGGAGAAGGACCCTGAATCTAGGTCATTCTCACAAGAGCTTGAGACAGTGAGGTCATTCCTCAAGATGGTATCCCCACTATTCAAAAAAGTGTACTATAAAGAGGGCAATCATGAGGAGAGGTACTGGAGATACCTATCATCACATGCACCGGAACTGGTAGAGATAGATGCATTCAATTTGCAATCTCTGATGTGGTTAGATCAGTATGGAGTAGAGTGGATTGATGGTAGGACATTTGCAAAGTTCAACAGCTTGAATGTAGTACATGGTCACGAATTTGGACAGAATGTATTCAGTCCAGTGAACATTGCTAGAGGTCTCTACCTAAGAGCTAAGAGTCATGCAATCTGTGGCCATTGGCATCAGACATCTGAACACAATGAGAAGGACATCAATGGTAAGATCATCACCACATGGTCTGTTGGTTGTCTCTGTGACTTATCACCGCGCTATAGACCAGCTAATCAGTGGAATCATGGCTTTGCTATCTTGCACAGAGACGGAAAGAATTTCCATGTAGAGAACAAGAAAATATATGAAGGCAAAGTATATTGATGCAGTTATCATGCTGACCATTGCTCTGCTTATGATCATAGCAGTGATAGTACAGACATGCAATAAAAGAGAGGTCAGAGTAGTGACAGTGAGACATGACTCAATACAAAAAGTAATAGAGCAAAGAATTGACACACTTGTCAAGACAAGAGTAAAAATCAAAGAGATATACCATGAGAAGATTGATACTATCTATCTGTATGATAGCATTGCCATTGATAGCAGCTACACAAAAGCTATCAAAAGACTCAGTGAGCTTGAGAAAGCTGGATACTTTAAGGATTGAGAGGAGACTGGTAGTGATGGGAGTCACTAGGATGGAATATCTGCAGGCAGACAATGACAATCTTAGTGTGATAAATCACTCACTAAATGAGATAATTTCTCACAATGTGCAATATATTGCACAATTAGAGGGTGATGTATCTCAAAAAAAGGACATTATCAGTAAGAAAGAGAAACGAATAAGAGGATGGAGAACTGTTGCACTGGTGGAGGGTGGTATATTGGTGATCATTTTAGCTCTGATCTTATGAATAATACCTACATAAAGATGGGCCTATACAAGCCATGTATCTTCATCAATCCGGATGATGATAATGATGAGGAGCTACTGAGTGCAACTGTCTATATTGATGAAGAAAAGGTGCAAATCTTGAATGAGAATGGTGAGTTCATTGCTCAGTTTTTTTATGAGGAGCTCAGAGGCATCATGGCTGTCATGGCAGCACATCAAGAAAAGCAGTCAATCAGAATATCAGCAATAGCTAAAAAGAACTAGACAGCTACTCCTCCAACAAAGTACCTACCGTCTCTCTTATTCACTTCAAAGTAGGCACGCATCATGATACTATCTGCAATATCAGGGGACAGTCCTCCAGCTTTGGCTGCTATTGTTTCCTTATCAGTTACCATCAGCTTACCATCACTGCCTACATTGGCTCTCCTTACTAGCTCTAGCTCCTTTGTGATTTGATCTTTGTACTTGCTGTTGAATGTGATCTCATTCTTGTCTATCATATCCCCTAGCTTGAAATAGCAGTCAGCTTTCAGATTTTTGTAGTTAGGTCTAAAAG